CTGGGTTAGATCTTAAATATTCTTTATAATATGAAAATGGGCTTGCTTTTATAATATCAGTTTCAACTGGAATTAATCCTATGTCACTATATAATTCCCATATTCTTGCAGATTGGTCTTGTGTTATACCATCTCTAACTCCACCCCCAACTATAATTTTTAAGTTGTTTATTTCAGGGTTTTGTTTTAAACCATTTAAAACTACATCTAAATGTCCTTTAGTAGGAGGCTTAAATCCTCCCCCAAATAAAGCTGTAATTTGTTCTACAGATTCATTTAAGATTCCATCTACTAAAAATTGAGTTAATTCATTAATTTTTTTTGAACCTATATGTTTTATTGCTTTTGTTGTAGCATCATCTATTGATAAAAATGATTTACCTACATTTTTAATAGTAGATGAAATATCACTATAAACCCTATCTTTTTCAGCATCTTTTTTTACTTTTTTAGACATATAAGATTTATAAACTTCTTCCATACCATTTTTTCTACCTACTTTTTTTAGTGGCATTACCTCATTATTTTTTTCAAAATATTTTTGGTATAGTTTTTCCATCGCTTCCTTATCATCTTCTTCAAGTTTTAATCCTAATTCTTGAACTTTAGAATTAAAATCAGCCTGTTGGTCTTTAGATAAATTAGCTGGTTTAGAAACCATTTGTGTTGATGAATAATATTTTGGGTTTGATTTTATTATGTCTCCTATATGTTTTTCTAAAGATTTTCCTCCTTGTAATGCTGCTTTATTAAATTTATCTATTTTAGCATTATCAGTTCCTGGTTTTGATGTGTTGTCTATTATAATAAAATTATCACCAAACATTTTTTGGTAATTTTCTATGTGGGGGTCATTATATGAACTAGCCCAAGTTTTTAATATAACATATGGTGGTAAACTGTCTTCACCTTCCTTACTTGCTCTAGCGAAATTCTGTTCAAATGCTACACTTGGGTGAGCATATACCATAATCATCAGAACATCATACCCAGCATCTTGCAATTCTTTTACCTTAGATGGATTGTTAGCTGTTGTATCCCATATAATATTTGGTTTATCTTTACTTTTAGCTAAACTATCTACTTCTTTATTTATTTTTGAAGCTGCAGCTGCTAATGATAGTCTCTGTTCTGGGTCTGGGTTTCTAGCATATTGGTCTGGGTTTAATACTACCCAACCATTATCTTCAGCTATTTTTTTGAATTTATCAGTTACAAAAGTTTTACCGACTCCTGCACCACCAGCCATAATTATAGCTTTAGGTTTTTCTTCCTGTTCTTTTAAATTAACTAAATTTATCATATGCTATAAATATTAGTCCTTTTTCTTAACTTGCGTTCTGAATTCAGTAAATATTGGTGAGTGTCTTGGGTTTTCTAGGTCAAATAATTTTTTAACTGTTTGAAATATATCTATGTTTTCATCTTGTGTACGTTTTGATTCATACATTTCCCAACCTTTTCCTTGAATTTTACCTTCTTTAGGTCCACGTTTGGATGATTTTAACCATAGAACTCCTAGTCTATCTATCTTTTTTCCAAAACACTCTTCATAACATTTGGCGTAAACAGCGGTCTGCAAATCGTAAGTCGTTTGTAAATGATTTGATGTTTTAAAATCTATAATCCATAGTTCATCATCTATTTCACATACTAAATCGCATGTACCTGCTACTTTAAGTTCATCTGAGAATAGATGTACTTCTGCTTCTAGTAATGTTGGATTATATTCTTCCCAAAAATCAACAAATTTTAAAAACATTTGCCATACATTTGGGTCATACATTGGGTTTCCTGATGGTGATAAGAAATTTAATTCTTTACCATTTAGATAATCTTCGCACATTTCATGTACTTGAGTGCCTTCCTCTGCTGCTTTTCTAACAATATAGTCAGCAGAATATCCTACTTTTTTAAGCCAATCTTGAAAAAATTTACCTTTTGGGTAGTAACTTAAAACATAAGTTATTGAGGGGTAAAACTTACCATTTCTTCTATAATATCTAGAATCTGGTAATGTTATTTGTTTTGCGTCTTCAGATATTTCCAGTATCCTGTTGTATTTCTTTTTGACGTTTCTTTTTTTCATATTAATGAAAATTTCTTTTCCATTAAACCATATGAGTCTAATGGGTTAGTATTTTGAATTAATTTAGTAAATTGAGAGAATCCCATTTCACTTGGATCTTTTCCTTCTAATTCAACAAGGTAAACTTCTTTACCCTGGTTTATAAAATATTCACAGTGTTTAAGTGATTGTTTTAATGCGTCTGTATCTAAAGCTACATATATTTTTTTAACTGTAGATTCGGCTATTCTTTTTAATAAATTTGTTTGTATATTTTTACCTAATAATGGTATAGCATTTCTTTTTATTGCAATAGCATCAAATGGGCCTTCACATAATATTAAGGGTGAATCCCAATTTATAAACAATTCAAAGGGTATTATATCTCTTGAACAATCAGGATTTCTATATTTAATATATGCATCTTTTTCAAATGAACGTGATGTGAAATAATTTAATTTACCATTACTATCATATGAAGGTATAATAATCATATTTTTATATTTACCAAAATCACAATATCCTATATTATATTTTAGAATATCATCTTTAGATACATTCCTTTTACTCAAATATTTAAATGCTTTTTTAGCCATTAAGTCTGAGTTGTCTATTATTTTCTTATACTCTTTAGGTAATGATACATCATTTGATATAATGACTTCTTCTACTTCACTATTAGTTTTAACTAATTTAGATAATTCTACAAAACTATCTGCTGATGCTTTAATTTGTTTAAATAAAGCTTTTAAAGTTTTACCCTTTTTACCACATACCCAACAATGCCATGGATTATGTCCTTTTTTATTTTCGGTAAAGTTAACTTCCAATTTGGGTTTATGATGGTTGCAAAACGGGCAATGATAAGCTTTGTTACCCCTTGATGTTCTTTTACCACTTCCTATAACTGTATCAACTAAATTAACTAGTAGTTCATTTATCATGATGTTTAATATAACATCATTTTATTGGGAAGCCAAATCTTTTGAATAAAACTTTCCTAAAATATTATCATTATAAAATTGGTCAGGTTTTTCTAAAACTTGATATACAAATTGATATTGAGTTTCATAATAAGTGAGTAATTTTTTATTAGGAGCTAATTTTATTATTGATCTTTCAAAATTTTCTATTGGTTCTTTATCCATTACTTCTTTTAAAAGTTTATTTGACCCATAATAAGTTTTCCAATCTGATTCTTTAGTAACACGTTTATGTGTAGGTTTTCTACCTTTTACTCCCTCATATACTAATAAATCTTTTTTAGTTACTTTTACTTTACGATTATGGAAAAGTACTTTTTTACCTATATAAGATTTACCTGTAGGTATGTGAGTTATTTTATATACAAAACCAAATGTATTTTTTGGAAATTGAGTACATTCAGTCATTTCATCTCCATGATAAGTCCAATTCATATAAATGTTTTGGTTAGTAATTAACTACCTTCAGATAGTTCTTCTAGTGTTGGTGTTGGTGTTTGGGATGCTGCCTCATGAACTTTGTTATCTATTTCAGCTAATTCACTACTTAAATTAGGTGAGGTTAAAGTTGTGTTTATCTCTAAAATTTTAACATTATGAGATAAATCACTTGAAGATTTACCACCATAGTGATTATTAATTGTTAATATAGCATCTTCTTCATCAACAGCGTTAACTAAGTGAGTCACTTTATCATTTACAGTTTTACGTGCGTTTATGTCTTTCTTTTTTACTTTAGCTGTAATTATATATAACATTATAAATTAAATTTTATGTAAATTTTTCAATAAGACAGGTAACACCTGCCCCAGCACCCGCTGTATTAGCACTTCTTATTGTTACTCTATAGAAGGGGTATGAATTATCCATAGGTGAACCTATTGTAAATTCTAAATTTTCATCATTTCCTAAATTGCTATCAATATCAAATACTCCATCAGATACTTGTCTGTCTAAATATGTGTAAGCACCATCATTATTAGTTATAATATGAACTTCACCAGATGAAGGATTTGTTTTGATTTCACCTTCTATATCATCAGTACCTCCTTCATTCCAAAGTAAATTAATATAATCATCACTAAAGAATGTAAAATCTGCATCTGATTGTCCCCATCTGGTTTTATAGTATCCTCCAACACCAAATGTTTGAGTTGAGGAACCAGAAGTCATTAATATTGATGAAGATCCTGATACTACTAATGAACCTGAGAATGTAGCATTTCTTGCTGTTAGGTCCATAGATGCTTTTATACCCCCAGCTACATCTAATACTTCTGTTGGTGAATCTGTTCCTATACCAAATTTCATATCTCCTGCTCCAGCACTATCAGCTATGTATCCAGATGAAAGACCACCACCAATTCCTCTAATTTCGAGTTTTTGGCCTTTATATTGTCCAAAGGATGCTGTTGATGCTACACTTGAGGACACATCCCCTTGCAATACAATATCTCCAGTTACTAGGGAAGCAGAGATTGTTGCCAATGAACCTGATCCTATAAAAAGTTTACTATCTATATTACCTGATCCTGATGCGGCATATGGTCCTATTATTATATTGTGATTTCCATCTGTTATATCAAAGCCTGATCTAGGTCCTAAAATAATATTTTCATTTCCATTTTGTACATATTTACCAGCTCTATAACCTATAACAACATTATTTTGACTATCATGATTTGATGATGATATTCCTCTTAAAGCTTCATAACCTATTGCAACATTATGTTGATTTAAAGTATCACCATAATATCCAGCCTCTGATCCAATAAATATATTATTACCACCAGGTTGTTCATACCCAGTTTTATATCCTATAAATACATTATAATTGTTAGTTGTAGTATATCCTGCTCTGTTTCCTATAATAACATTACCAAGATCATCATCACTTAAATTCTTACCTGCAAAAGCCCCTATTGAAACATTACCTCCATATGAATTTGGTGGGTTGTATGCTGATTCATGAGTATATATTTTTATACCATTTTTACCATCTGATAAAAATAACTCTGATGCTGTTATATTACCTGATGCTGATATATGGCCTGCACTTGCACTTATGGTTACAGAATTTTGTCCCCATTTAAATATTTCATTTTCGTAATCAGCACTATGTACTGTTTGAGATAATGGGTTTTGATATAATGATTGTTTTGCTGTTACTTTATGATCATCTGCTGCTATAACACTTACATTAGGTCCTTTAAAATCTAAATCTGTATTATCATCTCCTATAGTATTTGTAGATGTGGAAGTTGAAATATGGAAATTAGCATAATGTACTGCTCCTGATTCTGTATTAAATGTTAAAATTTGTGAGGCAGGGTCTAATTTTGATGCTGTGATGAATAGAAAACCACTAGCACTTATATCTCCAGATGCTGTTATTGATTGTTGAAAAGTTGTACTGTCACCTACTGTTATAGGAGAATTACCTTGTAGATGACTAAATGAACCTGTTTCTCCATATACTATACCACTTGAACTAATATTACCTGAGGCTGTTATTTGACCAACTACATTTAAGCTGTCATCTATTCTCACAACATTTGTAGCACTGTTTACAACAGGGGTTTGGACATATGAAGCAACTATTATTCTGTCTCCAGATAAATTTCCACTAGCACTTATATCAGCTGAAGCTGTTATAGAACCTGTTATTCGAATTTGATTATTGTTTAATCTAATATAATCATCTCCTTTTATGTATATATCTGAATCACTACCCGCAGCAAGATGGATAATATCATCTCCTGCTCCCTTAGCTATCACAGCAAAATTTGAAGATGTAATTGTTAAATCTGATGCTGTTATATTACCTGTAATTGTTAAATCGTTTGTAGTGCTTGCCCCCTGGTCGGTTACTTGTTGCCATGTTGGAGTTGTACCTCCACCTCCAGCACTATAAGATCCAGTCTTATAAATTTTTCCATCACTATCAACAGTTAAAACATTAGTTCCAGTACTAACATTTGTAGGTTGAATAAAAGTTGAACCTGTTATTGTTAAAGATCCTGATACTGTAACATCATATGCTTCTGTTCCTGTTAAAGCATCTACTGATTGTGTTACATGTCCTGCTAAAATATCCTGCCCTGTTGATATTCCTGATTTTGATAATTCCTTTGCCATGTTTATAAATATTATAGATCTAGGTTAACTAATACAGTAGTATCAGTAGTATTAGAACTTTGTAAGGGTTGGGATAATTTTCCTACAGCTACTAATTGATTAGCGTTATTATATAAACCTACTGTTGTGATATAGGGTTCAAAGTATGAACCTGTTAAGAAATCATATACTATACCACTATTTAAGCTGCTTGATATTGCTGATGGGTTTTGTGTATAATTATATTCATTGGGGTTGAAAGTACATTTATATTGTGATTCATATATTGTAGTAGTACTTTGGAAAGAACATGTAATATTATTTCCAGTTATAATACTATTCAATTCAGCTACATCTGAGGTTCCATAACTTGCTGTTCCATAACCTGAATTTAGTCCTACACCATAAACACTACCTGTAATTGATGATCCAAAAGCTGTTAAAATAACTATTCCATGTTGGTATATAATATCTCCTACTCTAAAACCACCATTAAATAAATGACCATCTCCATTATCAGTTATTTCACCACTAATAGATCCACTATATTCTAAAGAAAAAGTTCCTGGTTTTATATATTCTCCAAATAAATTTGATGGGATAGATATAACACCTATTCTATCACCTGATGCTGTTGGGAATAATCTATTAGCATCTAAAGTATTTGGTAAATAATTATCATACATTGGTTGATAAGAACCACTTCCACCTTCAATAGTAATAGTACCATCATTATTAAATTGAGGTAAATTAGCAGGTGAACCATCTTCACCAAATAAAAAATTAGAGTAATATAATTGTTTTGTTGACTCGTATATTAAAGCTTGAGATTGAGATACAATTTGTCCCGTTAAGTTTGAGCCTGATATATATGGGATGTTTTCACCTATAAATCTATCTATACCTACATTTGAGGAAGTAAATTCACTAGCACCCTTAAAAGTAAAACTTTTATTTACTTTAAATGGAGTTACTACAACATCCGATGTGGTAAATGGCTTGTAAACACTCATTCATCTTAAAAATCTAATTTAACTCTTACTAGTGATTCTTTTGTAAAATCTTTAAGTAAGGGTTTTGAAAGTTTTGCTACTGCTATACATTCATTAGCATCATTATACATCCCAACTGTAGTGACATATACTTGTGGGTTGTTTATAAATTGATCATAAATTACTTCTCCTGTTGAACCTGATATAAAGGATGGGTTTGTAGAGTAATTAAATTCACTATTTCTTGCTCTAACAAAAACATAATCTGATGTTATTGTTTCTTCAGCATTTAATTGGAATGATGACCCTGAAACTATAGAGTCATATAAAATAGCTTGATTAGTACCATTTGTTAAATTTGGTGTTTTTGTAGTGTCAACTCCTATTGATTGAGATATTGCTGCAGGGTTTAATAAAACAGTTCCTATTTCTGGTAGGAATAAACCATATGATCCTGAACCTGCTACATAACCTGAGGAGTCATATGCTGAACCATTTGATCCAGAAACTACTTGATATACTCTTGTTGCTCCTAAGAATGTTGAGGTTTTAACATCATTTGAATCATTTGTCAGTTGTATTTCTCCATCAGGACCTGTTAAGGCTAAATTAAATGTTCCAGGGAATAATTTTTCTTTATATCTTGATCTTTCTATAGATAAAACCCAAAAATCACTTCCTGTAATAGAATTTGTACCATCCCCAAAAACAAAATTAGCATTTTCATCTTCTAAAATCATGGTTCTATACTGACCATATGTTGTAGAGGACGGAGTAAGATTTTCAAATGATATGTTATAATATTCACTTCCACTTCCTAAAATATTACCATACGCTATATCAAATTGAACAGCTGTATCAGAACCTGTGGCATCTGCTTGATATACACTTAAATAATAATTTCCTGATGTACTACCTACTTGAACTGAAGAAGTATAAAACTGTGTTAGTGTGGGTAATCCTGTTGACCATGCTGTCGATTGTACTGAATCTGCACTTACAACGAAATCCTCTGCGTCTAATCTTTTCATTTTTTATTTTTTATGTAGTTGATGTTTTTGTAATATTCACTGGAATTGTTATTCTAGCACCACTATCCAAACCAACAACTGTTAAAGTAGTATTTAATTGAGTATTAGAACCAAATAATGTATTAACTGTAGTGGCCCTTAAATTTATTTGAGTTCCTATTACGGTTGAGGACACATTTGTGCCTAAAGTAGTAGTTGAAGTAGTATTTTGTTGTGTTGCTGCTGTAGATTGAATTCCTACTCCATTAAATGTAGCCATTGTTCTTACATCTGCTATTGTGGCTGAATATCCTGATGTTTCTCTAGCTGTGGTATTACCTAAATAATTTAATGTTTGAGGATCAATTGCTAATGCTGTCCCTTGTGGAAGTGAAACAACACTTAAACCTAAACTTATCACTGGTAGTACTGCTGTACCTCTAGGTAAAGTAGCTAATTTGTATTTCATTATTTGAGATTCATCTGGAAATGCTTCTAATAAAGGCATGTTTTCTATTGCCTCACCATAATAAGCAGAACCAGATGGATTGGTTGGATTATAAAGTGTATAATCTATTTCATCATCTGCTAATGAAAATTGTGTGATTCTAAATGAACCATCATTTTGAGCTAACAACTCTCTGCCTTTTTTAGTTAAGATGGCATCAACTGTTATAACTTGATTGTTTAAATATCCCATTTTTTATTAATTAATATGTTATAAATATATGTATTTTTTGTTTTTATATCACGTTATTTTTTTATTGTTTGTTAGAACCAAATTCTTTTGTTATTTGTTCTAAATTATCAGTAATATATTCAGGTGTATATTGGGTGGTAAAACCTCCAGGACCTATTCCAGTTACTAAATCTTGAATC